CGGAATTCCGTGGTGAATTGCTAGAAGCAATCGGCAACCAGCCACTAGACACACAAGAGATTGGCCTAACAAAGAAAGAAGTTCGTAACTTCTCTTTGATGAACGCAATCCGTGCGATGGCAAACCCAACTGACCGCAACGCACAAGAAGCTGCGCGTTTCGAATTCGAAGCGTCACAAGAAGCAGCAAAACGTGCGGGTGCTGACCCACAGGGTCTATACATGCCACATGACGTTCTACGTTCTTGGAACCAGCGTGATCTGAACACATCAGATGATAGCGCAATGGTTGCAGAAGCGTATCGCGGCGGTGACTTCATTGACGTACTACGCAACGCATCATCAGTGATGCAAGCTGGCGCGACAATGTTGACAGGTCTATCAGGCGACGTAAAAATCCCTAAGAAGACAGCGGCATCAACAGGTGCTTGGATCGCAACTGAAGGTGGCGCGGCTACCGAAAGCGAACCAACATTTGGTCAGACTACGATGTCTCCGAAAACAATTGGTGCATTTACGGACATCACACGCTTGATGATGATGCAATCATCACTGGATATCGAAAACCTAGTTCGTAATGACCTATCAACAGGCATTGCACTAGCAATTGATGACGGTGCGTTGGAAGGTTCAGGTGCATCTGGCCAGCCAACAGGTATCAAAAACACATCTGGCATCAACGCTCCGACATCTTTCGCAGGGGTTAACCCAACATTTGCGGAAGTTGTTGCAATGGAAACTGCCGTTGCTGAAGATAACGCGCTATTGGGCAACCTAGCGTACATCTTGCCAGCAAGCATGGCGGGTGCGTTGAAAACAACTGCAAAAGATGCTGGTTCAGGCCAGTTCGTATTGCAGGGTGGTGAGATGAATGGATACCGTGCAATCGTATCTAACCAAGTAACAGCGGGCGATCTATACTTCGGTAATTTCGCAGACTGCTTGATTGGTATGTACGGTGGCTTGGACATCACAGTTGATCCATACACAGCATCAACATCTGGCACAGTTCGCATCGTTGCACTGCAAACTGTTGACGTAGCAGTACGTCATGCAGTTAGCTTCGCAGTCAACAACGACGGCGTATAATGCTAACGTGGGGCGGCATTGCCGCCCCCTCTTCTGAGGGGTCTAAAATGAAGTACATCATTCTAAAATCATGTGTCGCAGCGGGCGCATCGCGTAAAGCGGGTGAGATAGTTGAGTTAGGAACAGATGAGGCGGCTTCGTTGACGGCCTATGGGCGAGTTGCCGTGGCACCAGAGCCAAAGCCTACTGCTGCTTCGACAGATCGCGCTGCAAAGCCTAAATCAACACGGGCGAAGAAATGAAGATTAAGTTAATTAAAGACGCAATCATTCACGGCATCCCGTCAAAGGCTGGCAAGGTGCATGAAGTAATTGATCGTGTTGCTCAAAAGCTAATTGATCGCGGTTATGCGGCATTAGACGACGGCAAGGTCGAAGAGGAACAGGAAGTAGAAGAAGATGGCGCTATCTCTGACGGATGACTTAGGTTATCTCTTCAACGTAGATGAATTTGCGACAAGTGTGTCGTATCAGCGTAAGCTGGGTCTGGGTGACAGCACAATCATTGGCATCTTTGATAACGAGACTGTTCCAGTTGATGCTGGCGGCATTGCCTTAGTGCATCAGGAGCAACCGCGCTTTATGTGCAAGACAAGTGACGTTCCCTACATTGCTGAAGATGATTATGTTATTATCAGCAGCGTAGAATATCGTGTTGTCGCTTGGGTGCATGATGGCACTGGAGTGACAACCATACATCTGGAAAAACAATAATGGCGCACGTTAGAAAGCAGATACGAGACAAAGTTGCTGATTTGCTAAAGGCTAACGTAAGCCTAGTGAAGCGCCGCGTATATACGACGCGCGTGCATCCGCTAAACGACACAAACCTTCCTGCTATAAGTGTTTACACTGGAACTGAAACAAGTCAGCGTTTGCAGGCTGGTGTTACCGATATGATTAGGGAGCTTTCCCTTGAGATTGACTGCTATGTTCGAGAGACTAGCAGTTTCGATGATGATGTGGACGCGATAGCCGTTCAGGTCGAAGAAGCGATGGCTACCAAGTTCACTCTTGATGGCCTTGCGAAGTTTACGGTGCTAACATCTACACAGATACAGTTTGATGGTGATGCTGACCAAATACTTGGTGTTGCGAAGCTGACATACTCTGTTCAGTATGTTACACCTATAAACGACGTTGAAACCGCCAAATAAGGAGACTTCCAATGGCAACTCATACTGGCAGTGAAGGAACCGTAAAGGTCGGTTCTAATGCAATTGCAGAAATCCGCTCATACTCAATCTCAGAGGTGGGCGATACTGTTGAAGATACAGCAATGGGCGATAGCGCCCGCACATATCTTGCAACACTAACATCATTCAGCGGATCGGTTGATGTATTCTGGGACGAGACTGACACAAGCGGTCAGGTTGCTCTAACAGTAGGCTCAACAGCTACACTGAATGTTTATCCTGAAGGTGACACTTCAGGCGACAATTACTACACAGGTAGTATCATTGTTACTGGGTTCGACATCACTGCATCCTTTGACGGGCTTGTTGAAGCAAGCATCTCGTTCCAAGGTAACGGTGCGTTGACACGCGGTGACGTATCTTAATAGGTGGATTAAATGAGTACAGCGGCAAACGCACTGAAAGCGTATTTGGAAGCGGAGAAAACCGAATATGTTGACGTGCAAGAATTAGGTGCAGAGGGTAAGCCTTTGCGCCTTTTTTACACACCCTTCAGCGGCCTTGATATGGCTAACTTACAACGCAAGCACGATGACTTCCCGTCAACTAAGATCGAAGCTATGTTTGATGTAATCATACAGAAAGCATTAGATGAGAATGGCGAGAAAGCATTTACCTTGGAGCATAAGCCTATGCTTCGTCGCTTGCCGCATGAGTTAATCTACAAGATTGCTGTACCTATGTTCTCTTCAACGTCCGTGGAGGAACATGAGGGAAACTGAGAGCAAACCCATTTAGGTTCAACTTAGTCGTCTTGGCTGAGAAATTAGGCAAGACGATAGCAGAGATTGAGAAAATATCTGTAAGTGAGTATAATGAATGGGTGGCTTACTTTAATATTGCAGAAGGCATGGTTAAAAAATGAACGGTGATACCTTTAAGTTTACCATGATCGGTGACGATCAGCTAACCCGCCCTCTGCGAAATGCTGAAAACCAGATGAAGCGCCTAGGCAATGAGGTCAATAGAACCAACAAGCAGATGGGCGCGTTTAGTAGCAATCTTGCGAATGCGGGTCGTGGTGGTCGTGCTTTTGCTATGGGTGGTTTGCAGCAAGCGGGTTATCAGATTGGCGACTTTGCTGTTCAAGTGGCTAACGGAACAAATAAGATGCAGGCGTTTGGTCAACAAGCGCCCCAATTTTTGCAAATTTTTGGGCCTATAGGTTCTGTTGTTGGTGCAGCGGTGGCGGTTTTTGCGGCTTTGGCGGTTGTGCAGCAAAAAACATCAGGCACTACGAAAACTTTTGCAAAAGACATGGCTGATCTAAAGATGCAGACAGCAGAAGCTGCCAAGCAATTTGCGGTACTGGCGGCAAATGTAAAAAGCTATGGCGAAGTAGTTGCGCTTCAAAAAATCCTAGAACTGCAAACTAAAATAGCAGACAAAAATGCAGAAATTAGCGACAAATTAGAAAAAAGAAGTTCTGGTTTTCGTCGTCGCGTAAAAAATCTGCAATCAGAGGTAGGCATTCTTGAGGAACAAGCGTTTCAAATTGAAGAAGAATTAAGACTATATAGAGAAGCTACGACGCAACGAGAAAAGGCATTAGCTATTAATAAGCAAATGCTTGCTGTGGAAGTAATGCACGCTAAAATACTAGGCGATCAGAAACGTGCGGTTGCTGCAAATCTAAGCGCTTATCAGGAATATTATCAGTCACGGGTTGCTGCTGCTACTATGGCATCACGAACGGAACTAAAAGATCAGCAGGAAGCTCACTTTGCTCAAATAAAAATAATGGGCGAAACAATGCAGCAAGGCATTGCAAATGCAGCACGCATAAAGCAGGCTTATGCTGAGTATTATGCGTCCAGAATACTAGGTGAGAAGGCTGCGCGAGAGGCAGCGGAAGGAAAGTCTGTAAAAGGCGGTAGAGGCCAAGACCCAAGGCAGTTTACATATCTGGATGAGTTTAGGAAGCAACTTAAAGCGCAAGAAGATGCAAGAACTGCTGCAAATAGAGCATCGTCTAAGGCCGCTGTGAAGTTAAAGGAAAGCATTATTGAACTAACGCCAGAAATGCAGAGGATTATGGATGTTTCTGAGAGCATTGGGCAATCTTTTGAGAATGCGTTTATGAGCGCAGTAGATGGCAGCATGAAGGCAAAAGATGCATTCCGCACGATGGCAGCGGATATAATTAAAGAATTATATCGGGTATTCGTCGTCAAGCAGATTACAGGCTTTATAACGGATGCAGCAAGTCTATTTCTTGGGCCAAAGGTCGGTGCGGTGAGCATGGGGCCGAAGGCTATAGGTGGCCCCGTTCAGGCTGGTGGAAGTTATCTTGTTGGTGAGCGTGGCCCAGAGTTATTCAGACCTGCTAGATCAGGTTCTATTACGCCAAACGATCAACTTGGCGGTGGGACAATTGTAGTCAACCAGACCATCAACGTATCAACAGGCGTACAGCAAACCGTGCGCACTGAAATCAAATCACTGATGCCACAGATTGCGGAAAGCGCGAAAGCGGCAGTCGCAGATGCGAAACGGCGTGGCGGTTCATATGGAAGGGCGTTTGCATAATGGCTATCACTTACCCTTTAACCCTGCCGTCACACACTGGCATTGCACAGATTGAGTTACGCGCGATCAACGCGGTTGCTTACAGTCAGTCGCCGTTTACCTTTGCGGGTCAAGCACACGCTTACAGCGGCGAAACGTGGCAAGCTGACATCACACTACCGCCAATGAAACGTGCTGATGCAGAACAATGGATTGCGTTCCTGATTAGTTTGCGTGGGCAATACGGCACATTCTACCTTGGCGATCCCAGCGCGACATCACCGCGCGGGACTGTATCTACTAACAGCGATGTGAACGCGGCCACAGGTAGCGCGGGTGATCGCACAGTTTCGCTAACGATTACTAGCGGTGAAACGCTACTTGCTGGCGATTATATCCAGATCGGCACTACGTCGAACCGCACATTGCACAAAGTGCTAGAAGATGTGACAGGTACAGGATCAGCACAAGATGTGGAAATCTGGCCCGCCCTACGCGCAAACAAGTCTAGCGCGGGTGTAAATATCCTGAACACAACTGGCAAGTTTCGTTTGGCAAGCAACCAGCAAAACTGGTCAATCAATGAGGCTAGTATTTACGGCCTAACATTCGGAGCGTTTGAAGCGATATGAGTAGGACAGTTCCAGCAGCATTACTTACTGCGCTTGATGGTGATAAAATTGAAGTATTCTACGCAGTTGATCTAGCGTTTGACAGTGGCAACATGCGTCTGTGGACGGGCTACGGTGACAAAACCATCAATAGCCAAACATACACAGGCACAGGCAATTTGCTTACTATAGACGGCCTAGAGGAAGTGTCAGACCTATCTGCGCGTGGCACTACGCTAACGCTGAATGGATTGGATAGCTCAATTGTGTCGTATGCGCTGACTGAAGAATACCAAGGCCGACTTGTGACGATATATTGGGGCGTTGGCAGTGACACTGTTGAAGTCTTTAGTGGCTTTATGGACAAAATGACAATCCAAGATGCTGGCGAAACGTCAACCATTAGCTTGACAGTTGAAAGCAGATTGATCGTGTTGGAGCGCAATAGCGTTAGGCGTTACACAAGAGAAAGCCACGCAGCGGTTAGAACGTCAAAATCATTGACGGGTGACGACACATTCTTTGATTGGACAACCCAACTACAAGATAAGCAGATTGTGTGGGGGCGTGAAGTGAAAGATGGCGAAGCCTGATTTAGACGCACTTAATGAATACATCCGCGAAGTGCGTGATGTGCCGTTTCAATGGCATGTAAACGATTGCTTTACATTCACCAACAATGCATTCCACGCCATGTATGGCGAAGGTTGGGCGGATGATTGGGTCGGCAAGTATACGAAGAATGGGCTATACCTAAAGCGCGATGAACTGCGTAAGGTGTTTAAGGCAAAAACATTACCTGAAGCGATTGACCGTAAGATGCAGCGCATTGACTACATTCCACCGAAGGGTGCGCTAGTCACGACTGACAAAGTGCGCAGATGGGTGATTGGCGAAGCGATGGGGATAGCAATAGGCACAAAGGCTATCTTTGTAGGGGAAAAGGGTGTAGTTTCTACGCAGATAGACTTCATCACAAATGCATGGGTTAAGGCATGAAATACAGGCTAGGCGACATCACGGTTAAGCATTGGAATGATTGGGATCGTGTGCCGCGTGATCCTACTATGATCGGGTTTAAGATATTAGGCTCTTTTGGCATTATGGCGTCATCAACAGTCGCATTTGCTGTTGGATATATTGCCACAACCTTGGTCACATCATGGGCATTACGCGCACTTGCACCAAAGCCTGATTTCGGTACTGGTTCGCGTGGCTTACTGGTAAACAGCCGCGAAGCAACCGCGCCACAACAATTAGTCTACGGTGAGGTGCGTAAGGGCGGCACGGTTACCTTTATTGAAAGCACTGGCACAACCAACCAATATTTGCATCAGATCATTGTGCTTGCTGGTCACGAAGTGAATAGCATTGGCGACATTTACGTTAACGATGAAGTCGTTACGTTAGACGGCAATGGATTTGTCACTGATGCCAAATGGAACAGTAAAATCCGCATTAAGAAGCACACAGGTGCAGACAATCAGACGGCGGATAGCGATCTAGTTAGCGAAACATCTGTTACGTCTGACTTCAAAGGTCAAGGCATTGCGTATCTTTATGTTCGGATGGAATATGACCAAAACGTATTTGCTGAAGGTATTCCGCTATTTACGGCGAAAGTGCAGGGTAAAAAGGTATATGACCCGCGCACATCTACAACTGGATATTCCGCAAATGCCGCTTTGTGCATCCGCGATTATCTTGTGTCTGGCTATGGTTTAGACAATTTAAACTACACAGACGACAGCACAAATTCGCATTCATTCCAAGTTGCGGCCAACACATGTGATGAAAGTGTTAGCCTTTCTGGGGGCGGTACAGAAAGCCGTTATGAAATAAACGGGGTTATTACCTTAGATCAAAAGCCTTCCGACATTCTTGGCGATATGATGACGGCTTGCGCTGGCACATTATTCTGGGGGCAGGGAAAATGGCACCTGAAGGCTGGCGATTATACATCATCTGTAAAAACGTTTACGCTAGATGATCTTCGTGGCCCGATCACGTTAGACACCAAGCACAGCCGCCGCGATAATTTCAACATTGTTCGAGGAACCTTTACTGATGCAGATCAAGGGTACATTCGCGCAGACTACCCAGAAATACGATCTACTACGTTTATAAGCGATGACAACGATATAGAAAGCGCACTCGATTTAGCCTTGCCGCTTACAACGTCATCAGCGATGGCGCAGCGACTAGCCAAGCTGACGTTATTCCGCGCACGGGAGCAAATGACACTTACGGCAGACTTTGGCCTAGAAGCGTTTGAAGTAGAGTGCGGCGATATTATTGCGTTGACCATTGATCGTTATGGCTGGTCGGCAAAAGAGTTTGAAGTAACTGGCTGGAGTTTCCGCAACGATGGCGATGCTGGAGATTTGCGCGTTGCGTTGACGTTGCGTGAAACATCTTCAGCCGCGTTTAGTTGGTCGGCTGAAGAAAGCGCAATCACTGCTAATAACAGCACTCTGCCTGATCCAAGGGCTGGTTTAACGGTGCAGAACCTATCAGCATCACAACAAAGCGCAGTTACTACAGATGGCACGTTTACGCTGTTCGCAAGGCTTTCTTGGGATGCCGTCAATAGCTCATATGTAGATCATTATGAAGTACAGTGGCGCAAGACCGCTGATACAGATTATCAGTCAACGACAACAGATGCTAATTCATTAGACACTGGTTTTCTTATTGACGGTGTAGAATATACATTCCGCGTCCGTGCGGTCACTGGCACTGGTTACAAGGGTGCTTTTGCGCAGACTACATTAACAACAGCAGCAGACACAACCGCACCAAGCGCACCAACAATAGGCGCGGCGACAGGCGGCTTTAATCAAATTAAAATTACTTGGACAAATCCAACAGACGATGACTTTAAGGAAGCCATAGTTTTCAGGCACACTGCTGATAGTTCGGGTTCTGCAACTGAAATAGCAAGAATTAGTGGTGATACTTATATCGATGCTGGATTGCCAAACAGCACACAATATTATTATTGGGTAAAAGCGGCTGATTATTCAGGAAATGTGTCTGGGTTCAGTTCGTCTGTTAATGCAACAACAAATGCTTCTGCTGTTGGTGCTGACGGTGAAGATGGTCAAAACGCCCGTGGCTATGTGATGACAAATCAGTCACACACGGTTCCATCAGGTGCAAATGGTGTTGTTGATAGTTACTCTGGTTCTGGCACTGACATCGAAATATATGATGGTCACTCAAAGCTAACTTACACAACTGGAACACTGAGTGATGGTTACTTTAAGATACTTAGCACAACGGTCAGTCCAAGTAGTGCAATAACTGTTGGCGCGGCATCTGCTATTTCTAATGGTGTTCGTATCGCTGATCATTCGTCCATGAGTGTTAGTGAAGATACGGTCACAATTACTTATGAGATAAACGGCAGAAACTACGCTGGTTCAACTTTTACCTTTGATATTACGCAGACCATCACAAAGTCATCTGCTGGTTCTGCTGGTGCTGGTCGTTGGAATATACCAGTTACAAGTTTACCGACAACTAGCGCACAAGCGCAGACAGCATGGGATGCATCAAGTGTAGGTCGTGATGAAGTAGAAAGTGATCAGGCGTGGTTTTATACGGGTACAGAAGCTAACCCAACGGGACAGAGTGTTTGGATTTACGATAGCGGTACGTCAACATGGAATGAGCAAAACGAAGTAATTGACGGAAACCTTTTGGTTACTGGTACAGTAACGTCTGATGCCGTAGAAACTAATTTCATTGATGCTTTTGAGATTGACGCAGCAAAGATTACATCAGGCTTGCTAGAGGCAGACCGAATTCAAATTGATGGTGTAACTTTAGACACAGTTACAACTGGTGTAGCACCCAATGAGATCACTAAACTGATAATTAAGGGTGCTGGCGTTGATACTGCACAAATAGCAACAAATGCCGTAACTAGGACGGCTGCAACAAGTATCACTACTACTACATTTTCAACGACATCTAGCCTATCAGTAGATATTCTAACCAATACCTTTACTGAAGATGCCGCATATGATTTGTATGCTTGGGCTTCTGGGGATGTTCAAAATGACAGTGGTAGTACAAAAGAAATAGCATTTCAGTTGGAAAACACCGCAAACAGCCCATTTGCAAAACAGATTGTTAATCTTGCGGATGGCGACAAAGCGCATCTTTCATTGATGGGATATACAAGCACAGCAAGTGGAAGCAACAATATTGCCTTTACGATGACATGTGTTGGCGGTGCTGACCTAATATTTAGCCAGCCGTTTCATTTCTTCATCTTGGGCATCAAGAGGTAGCAACTGATAACCTAGTCTTTGCAAATAACTGCAAATGCGCTAGAATGCGCTTGCATATGCTTTAATTTACGGAGTTCCCAACATGGCATCCTTCAACAAGGTAAACGATGCAGTTTTAAACATGGTTCATAATATGGACTTGGAAAGTGACCAGATCGTTGTTGCGCTTTCTAACACTGCACCATCGTCTGAAACAACAGACCCTTCAACAGATGGCAACGGTGTATTGGCTAACGTTACTGAAATCAGCTACACAAACTGTTCTTCTCGCAACGTGACAACAACATCATCATCACAAACATCAGGAACATATAAGCTGGTACTCACTGACCTTCAGCTTACAGCGTCTGGCGGTACAGTTGGCCCTTTCCGCTACATCTATCTGTATAATGACACGGTTACAACACCAGCAGACCCAATCATTGGGTACTACGACTATGCGTCATCTTTGACGCTGAATGACGGTGACAGCTTCACCATCGACTTCAGCGCAACCAACGGTGTTCTGCAACTTTCATAAGTAGGTGAAATATGGTTGTTCTAGCCAATAGAGTTAAGGTCGCTACGGCAACCACTGGTACTGGTGTAATTACGCTAGGTAGCGCAATAACGGGCTACCAATCCTTTGCTGATGGCGGTGTCGCTAATGGCGAGACTGTTCGCTACACGATAGAAGATGGCGATAACTGGGAAATCGGCACTGGCACTTATACGGCCACTGGAACAACGCTTTCACGCACAGTCTTAGAAAGCAACAACGCAGACAACGAGATTAACTTGTCTGGTGATGCAGTTGTGTTTATCACGGCGGCTGCTGATGATATACAGCAACCACCATCAGAAGGTGCATTTGCTAACGGTGACAAGACCAAGCTAGACGGCATTGAAGCAGGTGCTACTGCCGATCAAACTAAGGCAGACATTGATGCGCTGAATATTGATGCAGACACAGTAGACAGCCTTCACGCAAGCAGTTTTTTGCGCAGTGATGCCACTGACGCTTTCAGTGGAACAATAACATCATCTTCTACTGGAATTGGCATGATGTTTTACGGTGCGGCGGCTTGGAGGGTTTCTTCTGCCGATAGTGCGTACCAGAGAGCAGATGCTAGAGATGATGGCGGGGAAAGCCGTCTCCACTGGTATGGCGTCAATACAAGCGGGACATCACAAGAGTTTAAGCATGCTTGGTACGATGGTTCGGCGTATGTCAATGTGACTGCACTTAGCAGCAATATAAACTTTGAAAGAACGACAGGAACCGCCAATCTTCAAGTCCATGGCAACACTGTTTGGCATGCTGGCAATGACGGCTCTGGCAGTGGGCTGGATGCTGATACATTAGACGGTCAAGAAGGCAGTTATTACCTCAACACAAGCACCACATTTGGCGGCGATGTAAGTGGCACATACGATGCGATCGTCGTTGCGAATGACAGTCACACACATACGTTCAACAACCTTACAGGTAAAACGTCTGGGACAGGTCATTACTCAACTACTGGGAATTTGGAGGCAGGTAGAGGTTCTGGCGGCGTTGCACTGACGATCAACGATGGTGGCGGTAACGCAAACGTCACCTTTAACCATTCGGGCAGAACGCCGGAGCAAAACGGACAGTCTGGTCGTATAGAGGTAAACACAGACAACAATACCTCTGGAAATGCTATTATGTCATTTGAGCTTGGTGGCGCAACGAATGGAGTGGTTAGTAATCTCCCAGCAATCCTGCAACTTACAGAAACAAGTGTTCTGGCTAAAAAGCCGCTTGATGTAGACGGCGACATTACAGCCGATAATGTTTATGTGGCTGGTGGTCTTTACCACGAGGGTGACACAGATACATATTTATCCTTTGGCACAAATCAAATACTCCTTGGCACAGGTGGCTCTAATGAAGTGACAATTGACACCACAGGTGTACGTCTAGGCGACAGTGGCAACGGCTACTTCCAGCCTGTCTCTGGCAACTATGGCTCTATCCAGATTGATGGCGGTGCGCATGGTGCCTGGGAAGGCTACAGCATTGGTGGTCGGGCTGTGTTTATGCACAACAATAACGTTACTACTGGTATATATAACGATGTAGATAATGAATGGCTGTGGGCTTCTACTCATAATGGCAGTTCATCCATGTACTACAACGGGTCGCAGACTTTATACACTACTAGCACTGGGCTCACAGTAAACGGTGACGTAAACAGCACTTCAGACATCCGTTATAAGAAGAACATTGAACCCATAGATAATGCACTAGAAAAGGTGCAGTCCCTTAAAGGTGTGACATTTGATTGGGACAACGATGCGTTCCCAGAAACAGAACACACTAAAAAGCCAGAGTTCACAGAAC